GGAGCTGGGCATTGATAAAGGGGGCATTGATTAGTTTATTCCATGCCCTAGCGATACTTCGAGGATCATTCTCAGAGAGTATCTTGGTCTTATTTATCGGATAGCTGTGTAGGCAGTGTAGACAATCCAAAACTTCCTCTATCTTCTCCTTTCGAGGAGAGCTACCAGCCTTAAAAGGGAGGAGTTCACGGATGCGATTCCTACGATCTAAGCGCCACCGTTCTTTTTTAGACTCATAGGACATTAACTCAAAGTAGTGACGAATCTCTTCCTCCCTTGAATTTAATGATCGCACCTCCTTAGTATACTCCTTAGAGGGCTTGTCGGGATGATTATGATAGAGGAAGTTAAAGAAGTAGTCGACCTCTTCATACAGAGTGAATCCATCGTCGACCATCTGTTGATTACGTCCAGTGACGGATTCGTATAGAGAGGCAAACTCCTTGAACTGATCGCATTTTTTTAGGAACTGGTCACTTGCCCCAGAGGTGTACTTAGGTAGCTTATAGAGTACCTTATATTTAGTCGAGTCCTCTTTATTTGTAATAGTTTTGGATGGAGACGGGGGTAGAGAAGAGACCATTTCAGCCTTCCTCCACCATTGATCAAAGAGCTTGACCACCTGCTCTGGGACAGACACCACCTGCCCGACTTCGTGCCTAGCACTGAAAGCCATGCCAGTAAGATTCGCAGAAGTCAGGAGACACCAATCATCAATGAGGTAGATTTTTGCGTGCAAACTTAACAGACTACGAATCTCGGTATGGGGGCTTGCTATGAATCCCGTGTAGGTATCATGCCGAATAAAGCCAGACTCGACATCAGTTAGTACCCGAAAATCTATGTGGCTACGCATCCAGTTACCACCAATGATCTTCTGTACATCTTTGAAATTCCCAATATAGGGAGAAGCTATCCAGATTCGTTCTTTAGCTTGGTCACAATGCTCTCTTAATGCATTGACAAGATGTTGACCCGATAAGATAATTGTACTCATTACAGTCTATTTTTAACCACGTAAACAATTTTACTTTGGACAAATACCCAACATCGAGAATAAGATATAACTCACTCGACATCTTGCCTCTACAGAGTCGTACCTTTAAATTATAGGGTATTCACTTGCCGATGCAGAATGTTACGCGGCGCACCTAAACGACTGACCTACGAGGAGTTGCCACAGACGCCACACGACGCGAGCAACAAACGCGCACCCAAATAGGCGAAAACGCCCCCGACGACCTAATCGCGGGGGCGCTTCGTTTGGTGGCCTACCTTAGTACTCGGCGAGGAGGGGCTTCACTTCCTCGGCGCGTGCCTTCTCTTCGTCGGTGAACTCTTCGGGGTATCGTTCGATGACCTCCTCAACGTGGCTCTTAAACCACGCCTTGCAAATCTCGCCGATCTCCTCGTCGGTAGAAGCGAGCGTCCACTTTGCATCACCGATCTCGTACGCCTCGATGAGGTAGTTTGATTGGTTGTTGTCGTATAGGCGATCGTGATCCACGAACGTCGTAATGAACTCGTCGTACTCCTCGACGCTGTTGCACTCCCAGCGCATCTCTACGGTGTGGTCGTCGTTGGTCTCGATCGTGATGCTCCAAAGCCCGAGGTATGGACGCTTCTTGATGTAGGTGCAGAGGAGGGCTTCGAGACGTCGCTTAGCGTCGTTAATGTCGTCTACGCCTTCGATCTTGTCGTATGCTACAAGAGCGCCGCTGTAGCGGTCTGCGTAAAATTCGATGCCTTCGAGGGTGATCTTCTTCGTTTCCATTTTCGTTTACTCTTTAGTTGTTACTTATAGTTCGATCTTGTGGCGGGAGGCTTTGTTGTTCCCCTTTCACACTACAAAGGTAATACATTTTTGTGTACTACCAAACTTTGGGAAAAGTTTTTTTTGACTGCCCCGACGAGGTGGCTATTTAAGGCGAGCGCGTACCTCGGATAGTTGTGCTTTCAGGTGCGCGATCTCGTCGTCCTTTTGTCGTAGGGCGCGCTGGTGGTCGGCCAACGATATGTACCCGTCGGCGTCGGCGTCGGTCGTCATCGAGCCGTTGCCCGTGGTCACCCAGTCGAGATTGAGGTCGGGGAAGGCCTCGCCGATCTTGACGAGCGTGCGTGCGCTGACGCCGTCGGCGCTGGAGGTGAAGAAGGCGAGGGAGAGCTTCGCCTCCTTCAGAAAGCGGTACTCGGTGATGCCCTTTGCGCGTATGTAAGCGCGTAGTCGTTCTCTCATAATTGTAGCGATTAGTTTACGCCACAAAGATACACAAAAATGTATTACTTAGAACGACGCACCGCCCCGTAGAAGTCGCCGCGGCCAGTGAGTAGCCAGTCGGCGGAGACGTTGTACCCGACGACGAGGTAGGAGAGCCACGTCGCGGGGACACGGCAGGCCGTCGGGTCTTTCTCCACGCTGTTTAAGTTCCAGCGATTGACGCCGAAGCGGTCGGTAAACGTCTTCTTCCCTCGGATCGCGCCGTCGGCCTTTAGACGTGCGAGGGCATCGAAGAAGCGGCGCGTAATTGCTTGCATGTCGTCGGACTGCATAGGCGCTTAGTGATTAGCGTGTGAGGGCTGTTGCTGTTGCAGTAGCTCCCAGCGTGCGACGTCGGACGGCGTGAACGACGGGGAGCGCCCCGCGGAGATAGCCCGCTCGAGGTGGCGCAGTTCGTCTGGCGTCATCACGTCTATATACCGATCAATAGCCATAAGCGAGGAGGCACGCGCCACGGCCTCACGACGTAGCGCCAGCAAGCGTGCATCGTCGAGCATCTGCCCCTCGCCGAGGATAAGCCAGCGGGCGTTAATCTCGGGCAGCGCCTCGAGGATCGTGCGCACAGGCGACAAGCCTATGCACGCACCGCGCAGGAGCTTGCTTATATACTGGGGCGACCACCCGAGGAGCGCCCCGAACTCCCCGATGCGCCCGCCCGTCTTGTATTCGATGATAGCCTTAATGCGATCCTTCATAGCCTTATCGGCGTTTGAACGCCATCTTGTCGTAGAGCGCGGTCGCACCCCAGAAGCGTAGGAGCGTGAAGCCGTCGGCAGTGACGTCGGTAATGACGCGTGACGTCTTCTCGGCCATAATATCCTTCATAATGACGTCGAGACGATAGATCGATAAATAGACCTTTCCGTCCTCCTCGTGCAGTCCGTATATGTTGTCGTACTTAATGATCGAAGGCTTAGCTACGCCGTCGATCTTTATATAGCTCTCCGACGTGACCGTGCCGAACGCCTGGAACGTTTCAGCCCCGATTTGATAGAACTTCTCCACGGGTGACGGATATGGGGTGAAGACCAGATCCTCGCACTCGATAACGGGCTTGGTAAACGTCGATGGCGAGGCCATCTGCTCGCCGTGGAACGATCCCGACAGCGCGCGTGCGACGCTGGAGATACGGCTCGAGGGCTTCACGACGTCGGCGGGTGTGTCCTTCTTGCACGACGTGAGAGCTGGTGCGCCGATGAGGGCGAGAGCGAGCAGGGAGAGGGTAATTCTTTTCATAAATGTATTGCGATGAAGTGTTTCCGAAATGGAAATAGTTAGAACGTGAAGGTATGCTCGAGGTCTATCTTGGCGACGACCGCGGAGAGGAAGCATATATCATTGATAGGTATCTCGAAGTCCTCGTACTCCTTGTTAAAGCTCCGAGCGATGTAGTAGTCGTTTTCCTTCGCCTTATCGGGGTGTCGGTGTAGCTTCTTTAGGTAGTGCGTCGGTGGGTAGCCGTCCTCCTGCCTAACAGCCACGGCGAAGACCTCACCAAAGGGCAGTAGCAGCGGGCGGCGGGGATTGAAGGGATAGGGCTTGAGGACGACGCGACAGCCAGCAGGATAGCGTGGCGCCATTGAGTCTCCTCTAATAGGTACTACCATATTGCCGTCGACGTCGGGCAGTCCCCAGTAGGTGTCGACGGTGCGCAGCTCCTCGGCTTCTCCCTCCGTGCCGCCGCGGAAGGCCTCGGCGAACTCGGGTATGAGCTTCACGCCCTCCTGCGTGGCTCTGTGGTAGTCCTCCTCGTCGCCTACCTGTATGGCTTCCGTCCAATAGACGCGGTCGTCCTTCCCTACCCATACGTCGGTGCGCCGTCCTATGTCGGGGAGTGACGCCCCTGGATTGTCTTCTACGTGTGCGGGCGCGGGGAACGCGCGTATCATATCACCCTCTCCAGTGCTTAGCCAGTCGAGCGACAACTCGGGCATCGCCTCCGAGAGAGATACTACATAACGTTTTACAAGGTCGTCGCCGAGAGGCTTAGATCCTGAGAGGTAATTCGAGAGATTGCCCCTGCTTTTCTCCCCGACGAGGCTCGCAAAGTGCGACTGATTGCGCACTTTCTGAGATTTTTTCAGCGCCTCATAAATCAGCGCAAGCCTTTGATTATTAGACATAAACCAGCCTTTTGTCAAGTCCAAGTAAAACAAAACAACGTATTACTATTTGCAAGTAGTACATTTTGTATTACCTTTGCAGTGGGTACTAAAAAGTACCACGAACAAAGATACAAATAAGTACCGCAACTATATGGACGAAAGACTACTTACACCCTACCAGCGAAAGCGGCTCGAGCGCGATCAGCGCATATACGCCGACTACAAGAAGCTGATGCAAGGAAAGGACGTGCGAAAGGTCGGCGTGTATAGCTACCTATGCGATAAGTACGGCCTCCACTCAAAGAACACTATCCACACGATCCGCCGCCGTATGGAGGCACTCGAAAACGAACAGAAGCAATGAAAGCGAACGAACAGAAGAACAACAACAAGGTGACGGGGGCGAGAATAGCCGTAGAGGCTATCGTGGCGGTAATAGGACTGGCAGGCCTCGTGCTACTGGCTGGCGACGAAGCCCCGAACGCCGCAGCTCCTATGACGCTCGGCGAATGGCTCGCGATCAAGGCCGCAGGCGCTATCCTCGTCGGAGTAGCCGTATTAGCCTACCGCGCAGCACACCGCGCAGGCATCATCTACTAACCACACACCCACGACGACGAAGCAATGGACAACGAAGCAATAGCCGAGCGCCTCGATCGCATCGAACGGCTCACGCTTATAAGCGCTAAGACGATCCTCGACGCCGACGAAGCGGCAACGTTTGCGAGCCTCAGCCTCGGACGTATCTACCGCCTCACGAGCGAGAAGAAGATCCCCCACTACAAGCGAGGCAACCGCCTCTACTTCCGAAAGTCGGAGCTGGAGGAGTGGCTACTCGAGACGAAGGTCAAGACGGGCGACGAGATCGCCGCCGAGGCCGACACCTACACGGCAAGACGCCGCACAAATCGCGTACAAGCATCACGCATATAACAACCACCTAAAACAAAGAAAGCAATGGCACAGACAAGCACGCTTAAACTCTTCAATGAGACCTTGAGCAACCCCCGCACACAGACCTACCTCGAGAGTGTACTGGCGACTAAGAAAAACTCCTTCGTAAACAACATCTCCTCCCTCGTGGCTAACAACGCCACCCTGCAGGCCTGCCAGCCCCTTAGCGTCATCTACGCAGGGATCAAGGCGACGGCCTTAGACCTCCCACTCGACCCTAACCTCGGCTTCGCGTACGTCATCCCCTACAACAACAGAAAGGCGGGCATCACCGAGGCACAGTTCCAAATCGGGTACAAGGGCTTTATCCAGCTCGCTATCCGTAGCGGGCAATTCCGCACGATCAACGTCACCGACGTAAAGGAAGGAGAGGTAAAGCACTTCGATCTACTGACGGGTGAGACGCGCTTCGAGGCGCTCCCAGCACGTGAAAAGCTCCCGACGGTCGGATATGCCGCCTTCATTCGCCTCACGAACGGCTTCGAAAAGACGCTCTACATGACTAAGGAAGAGGTCGAGGCGCACGCCTACGAGTACTCGCAGACCTACAAAGCGGACAAGGACAAGGGCTGGACGTCGTCGCAGTGGTCGAAGAACTTCGACGCGATGGCTCGCAAGACCGTCCTAAAACTCCTCCTCTCACGCTTCGCACCTCTATCGGTCGAGATGCAGCAGGCTATCACCGCCGACCAAGCAGTGTTTAACTCCACCGACGGCGCACCACGATACGCAGACAACGACGCACGTATCGAGGACGTCGTGGCCGAGGAAGTCCCCGCAGGATCTCCGCAGGCCAAGGCTAACGAAGCGATGGCAAAGGCAAAGGCAGCAGCCGCAGCACCCGCGGAGGTCGTAGACGCCGAAACGGGCGAACTCCTCCCCACCGACGGGCAGGGCGACGACACACTCCTCTAATCACCAACCAAACAACGACAAGCAATGGACGCAACAACGACAACGACGGCGGTACAGCCACTGACCGAAAAGGATCTCACCCTCGACGTGCGAGAGCTAACGCTCGGCACACTCACAACGAACGCCCTGCAGCTCCGCGACCACGTCGCCGAGACGCTCGAACGATACACGCCCGAGAACTACTCCGAGGATAACGTAGATCAGGCGAAGTCTGACCGCGCGATCCTCAACAAGGCGGCGAAGGAGCTTAACGATCGACGCATACAGCTCGAGCGCGACTGGAACGCACCCCTGCAAGAGTTTAAGAGCATCATCGGCGACACGGTCAAGATGATCTCCGACGGCAGCGCAAAGATCGACGCCGTGGTCAAGGGCGTAGAAAGCAAGGCGAAGGCCGAGAAGCGCGCCGCTATCGAGGAGCTATGGGATAGGAAGGGTATCACCCTCCTCCCGCTCTCGAAGCTGTGGGACGATCGCTGGCTCAACAAGACGAAGCGCCTGCCCGCCATCGAGAAGGAGATCGGCGAGAAGCTCCTCAAGATCGAGGCCGAGCTGGACACGCTCTCCGCCGTCGACACCGAGGACGGCGAGGTGCTACGCGCCTACTACCTCGACTGCCTCGACCTCCAGCGCACCCTCGCCTACTCGGCGACGCTCAAAAATAACCGCCAGCGACTGCAGGAGGAGCAAGCGAGACGGCAGGCCGAAGCCGAGGCGCAGGCCACACGTGAGGCGTACGTCGCACCGACCGCCGCACCTGCACCCTCGGCGTACGAAGCCCCCGAGGCGGTCATCCCCGAGGTACTCGAGCGCACGATGGTCGTACGAGGGACACGTGAGCAGCTGATCGATCTCGCCGAGTACATGAAGGCCTCGGGCATTTGGTTTCGCAAAGCATAACGGCACATACGACAAGCAATGAGTACAACGATTATACGACCAACCGACCGCGAGGAGTGGCTCAAGTATAGAGGCTCGGGCATCGGCTCGTCCGAGGTGGCTACGATAGTAGGGCTTAACCCCTTCGAGACGCCCTACCAGCTATGGCGAAGGAAGAAGGGCATCGACGCACCGATAGAGGAGAACTTCGCGATGCGTGCAGGCCACATCCTCGAGCCTGCGGTGGCGAAGTTTTGGGAGGATGCGACGGGGCGCGAGGTAGACCTCTCCTCCGAGGGCGACTGGCTAATCGTCGACGACGCTAAGCCCTTCCTACGCGTCTCGCCCGACCGCCTCTACTGGCTCGACGACGCACACACCGCAAAGGGCATACTCGAGTGTAAGACGACGCAGAAGACGATCGATGCAGACGACCTCCCGAAGCATTGGTTTTGCCAAGTCCAGTACCAGCTCGGCGTGGCTCGCATCCCACAAGGTAGTATAGGCTGGCTGACGCAGGGGCGTGAGTTTGGCTACCAAGATCTACGTCTCGTCCCCGACTTCTTCGGCTGGCTCATCGAGGAGGTAGAGCGCTTTTGGCGCGACAACGTCCTCGGCGGCGTCGAGCCTGCGCAGACGAGCGTTAGGGACGTACTGCTCAAGTACGACCGACACACCGAAGGTAAGATAATCGAGGTCGGCGAGGACGTCGCACAGGCCTACAACGAGCTAAAGGATCTGCGACGCGAGATTAGCGCCCTCGAGGATCGAAAGCTCCGCTGCGAGGACACTATCAAACTCGCCTTCTCCGACGCCGAGGCTATCAGCTACGGCGGGCAGACGCTCGCACGCTTCAAAGCCCCGAAGCCCTCGGCGAAGTTCGACGCAAAGGCCTTCCGCGCCGACCATCCCGACCTCGCCGATAAGTACACGCACGAGGTACAGGGATCGCGACGCCTCACGATCCTCTAACCTCACCGCCGCGATATGATTAAGATCTCACACGGCGACGCCCGCTCCATCGTCCGCCTACTCGACGTCCTTACGTCGGGGGTGGCGCGGACGGACAACCGCCACATAAACGCGCGCCGAACAGCTCGCCTACTCGCCACGCGACTACGGCGAAAATGCGAGGAGGACGACGCTAAAAGTGATTGAATTTTAATCACTATCTTTACCCGTTGTTTGGCCATTGACACTTAGAGTATTGTGAAGTGGATAGAGCCTCGGACGGGACAAACGGGCAGCCATAAGCCCGCCAACCATCCGAGGCTCTTCTCATTTACAACACCTCGGCACAACGACAGACAACGACCACGAACAGATAGCAAACGACAGCACAATGGCACGACCAACACGTAAAACGGTGGACTACTTCCCTCACTTCTGCAAAAGCGGGCGCACGATCTTCATACTCGAGAGCCTCTACGGCAACGACGGCTACGCCTTTTGGTATAAGCTCCTCGAGACGCTCGGCGAGAGCGAGGGACACTGCTACGACTGCTCCACGACCTCGAACTGGGCGTTCCTAATCGCCCGCGCCCGAGTGTCGGACGAACGCGCTCGCGAGATCATCGCGACGCTCGTCGAACTGGGCAAAATTGACGCCGAATTATGGAACGAGCATAGCATCATTTGGGTATCTCGTTTCGTCGAAAACCTCGCGGATTTATATCGCAAAAGGTCGACGGAAATACCCGATAAGCCGAGTTTCCGCGGAGAAAACTCACCCTCCTGTGGAGTTTCCGCGGAGAAAACTACATCAGAGGGGGAGTTTTCGGCGCATCTATCCTCAAAGGAAAGTAAAGTAAAGGAGAGTAAAGAAAAGGAGAGAACTCTCCACGCACATGCGTGCGAGGAGGTCGTGGCGGCTTGGAACGAGATCTTGGGCGATCGCCTGCAGGTCGTGAAGAAGCTCACCGACGAACGGCGCAAAAAGATACGACTGCGCCTCGGCGAACTCTCGAAGGACGCAGACGATGCGGTGCGACAGATGCGCTCGCTATTCGAGCGCGTCGGGCAGTCGTCCTTCCTCCTCGGTGCTAACGCCCAGGGCTGGGTGGCCTCCTTCGACTGGCTTCTCGGATCGTCGGCGAACGTCGTAAAGTTGCTCGAGGGCAACTACGACAACAACCGCTCTGCGAAAGCAGCACACACGACAACTACCACGGCACAGGGGGTGACACTCGGCGTCGACGAGCGCATCGATCCTACCACGGGGAGACGCACCTACGGGACGGGGCAGGCTACGATCCCCACCGACGCACCCGCTCGCCCTTCGGCGCGCCATCAGTGGGACGCCGCCTCGGAGGCGTGGATCTTAATCTAATCTAACGGCGGAGATCAACAATGAAGCAACAAATACCCGTTTTTTGCCTACACAATCGCCGCGTGTCGGCTTCAAACCCTCGGAGCGGACGCTTATACCACCCACAGAAAAATCGACGCTTAGAGAGCGATTATGGAAATCAAGCATAAAGACTACTCCGAGTTCGGGATCGAGATCCCCTACGGCCGTCGCTCGGGAAAGATCAAGACGATCTGCCCCCACTGCCACGACCTGCGAAGCAATAAACGAGACAAGAGCCTCTCCGTAGACCTCGATAAGGGCGTATGGCACTGCCACTACTGCAACTGGTCGGGGACGAACGAGGTGCGCGTCAAGGACGACTGGCAACAGCGCTCCACGATCCGAAAGCAGAAGAAGGTGTACAAGCTCCCAGCGGCGCAGGCCACCGAGGAGCAACGCCATCAGGTCGGCGCGAAGGCGCTCGCGTGGTTCGCATCACGCGGCATCAGCGAGCAGACACTCCGAGCGCTCAACGTGACCGAGGGGCTGGAAAGGATGCCCCAAACGGGGAAGCCCGAGAACACCGTGCAGTTCAACTACTACCGCGGCGAGGAGCTGGTCAACGTCAAGTACCGCACGGGACGCAAGGAGTTTAAGCTCGTATCGGGCGCAGAGCTACTCCCCTACAACATCAACGCCATCGGCGGGACGCCCGAGTGCGTCATCACCGAGGGAGAAATGGACACGCTTAGCTTCGTCGAATGCGGACGCACCGACGTCGTCAGCGTCCCCAACGGCGCGAACGCCAACCTCGACTACCTCGACGACTACCTCGAGCAGTACTTCGACGACAAGGAGGTGATCTACATAGCAGTAGACACCGATACGAAGGGCGTCGTCCTGCGCGACGAGCTGATGCGCCGCTTCGGCGTCGAACGCTGCCGCGTCGTCGAGTATGGCGAAGGGTGCAAGGACGCTAACGAGCACCTCATCAAATACGGCAAAGCCTCGCTCCTGCAATGTATCGCCGACGCACCCGAGACGAAGATCGACGGCGTGTTTACAATCTCCGACTTTGAGGGAGCACTCGATGCGCTCTTCGAGAGCGGATGGCAGAAGGGGGTGACTATCGGACATCCGAACTTCGACAAACTATGCTCATTCGAGACGAAGCGCCTCTGTGTAGTCACTGGCGTGCCAGGATCTGGGAAGTCGGAGTTTATCGACGAGATCGCCGAGCGGCTAAACGTCCGCTACGGCTGGCGGTTTGCCTACTTCTCCCCCGAGAACGCACCCCTCGCCTACCACGCATCTAAGCTCATCGAGAAGTTCACGGGCAAGCGCTTCTCGAAGCGTGACCTCCCGTACCTCGAGTACAAGAAGGTCAAGGAGCACCTCGAGAGAGACTTCTACTTCATTTCTCCTCCCGATAACTTCAAGCTCGATAACATACTCGATAAAGCGAAGTCACTCGTACGACGAAAGGGGATCAAGGCCTTAGTCATCGACCCATACAACCGCCTCGAGAGCGAAATGGGAAGAGGGCAGACCGAGACGAACTACATCTCCGAGCTGCTCGACAGGTTAACGACCTTCGCACAACGTCACGACGTCCTCGTCATTCTCATGGCGCACCCGAAGAAGCAGCAGCGGAATAGCGACGGCGATCTGGAAGCCCCCACCCTCTACGACATCAGCGGATCGGCGAACTTCTTTAACAAGGCCGACTTCGGTATCGTCGTCCACCGCAACCGCATCACGAAGAACGTCGACGTACACGTCCAAAAGGTGAAGTTTAGACACCTCGGGGAGGTCGGTACGGCGCACTTCCACTACAACCTCAATAACGGTCGATACGTCCCCTACGTGCAAGACGTCCTACCCGAGTGGGACAACACCTCGCACCTCGACATCATCGATAAGCGCAACGCCGATGAAGCAAAGGCCTCAACGGCTATACCCTTCGACCCATCGGACGACGAGGACGACGATCCTCTCCTCCGCACCACGGGACTATCCGACTGGGAGACCGACGGCGACCGCCCACCGCTACCCTTCTAACTCGCTAATACAGAACGGGTACAGATAGAACATAATCACTAATCACTAATAATCAGCTAATTATGAGCGAAATTACACCTACTAACAGCACGTCCCTTAACATTTCGGGCATCGTACTTAACATCCTTCCCTTGCAGACGGGGACGTCGAAGGCGGGCAACCAGTGGCAAAAGCAGGACTTCATCCTCGAGACGGGCGGGCAGTACCCCCGCAAGGTCTGTATCTGCCTCTTCGGCGATAACGTCGCTAAGTTCCCCCTTGCAGTGGGGCAGTCGGTGACGGCGTCCGTGGACATCGAGAGCCGAGAATTTAACGCCCGCTGGTACACCGACGTCCGCGCGTGGAACGTCGTCTATAACGACCAGCAGCATGGCGCACCAGCGCCAGCACCAACGGCCACCGCACCGACGGCACAGCCCGCCACAGCCCTCGCCACGCCGAATAAGCAGGCCAATGGAGCAACGGCGCAAGCCCCAGCGGGCGCGCCCGCAGCCGCCGACGATCTCCCCTTCTAACGACGGCACACGATGACGGACAAGAAGGCAAAGGCGGAGAAGCCCGAGAAGAAGGCCAACCCGCTGTACCGACCATCGGCGCGACGGAAGGAGCGAGTAGCCGACGAGGTGATACGCTGGATCGTCGATATAGCGCTCGACGAGGACTGCAATACGACGATAGAGTGCCTTTGCGTCGAGGCGGTGCGTCACTTCTCCCTCACCTACACGGCTAAGAGCTTGCAGGCCTACCTGCGAACTGCGCCGTACTATCGGGAGAGTATAGAGGCAATAAAGGCTATACAGCTCAAGCTGCGACGCGAGCGGGCAAAGCAGTTCCATAACTCCGACGCTATCATCTTTTGGCCGACGTGGAAGCTCGTAGAGCGCGGCTACCTCGTCAAGGGATAACCACACCACCCCACACAAGCACCCTCCCCGCCGACGACGTGGGGAGGGGCTACTAACCACCACCACCCCACAGATAACGAAATGAATACACTCGATACACAGATAGGCGGCACGCACTACACAGACCTACCGCACCAGCCACTCGATCTCATCGCAGGCCTTGACCTCGACTTCTTCCAAGGCAACGTCGTCAAGTACTTAACGCGCTACAAGTTCAAGGGCGCGCCAGTGGCAGACCTCAAAAAGGCCGCCGACTACTGCCGTAAGGCGCACGCCTTCCTCTATTACCGACAACTCACCGACGACTACCGAACTCGCGCCACCTACGGCGTCGAGGCACACTGCGAGGCTAACGGCCTGCCCGACAAGGTCGCCGAGGCTATGCTTAAAGCCCTCCTCTACCAGTGGCGCGATGCGGCGAAGCTGATAGACGAACTCGTAGCCGACAGCACCCTCGAGGCTATCGAGGAGGAGCGCAGGTGTAATAGCGTCGGCTTCGGAGACTTCTACACCGCGGCCGACGGAGACATCGCACTCGGCGCACCGTGGTGCATCGGAGGGCAGTATCGCATCACGGATGAGCGCGGGCAGTACGCCGTGATACGCACGGTGCGCGGGCATACCATCCTCAAGGGACGATACGCCACGATCGACGAAGCGCGCGAGGGCGTTATCGCCCATCGTGAGGCAGACATCGAGGCGAGGATCACACACCTCACCGCCGAACTCGAACGCTCACGGGCGAAGCACCCCATCAAATAGCCCGCCACAATGGCAAAGACCAAGACCAAAGCGAAGGCCTCCGACATCGCCACGAGTGACCTCTTCACGGCGCTCTGTCGGAGTGACCTACGCGTCGCCTGCGTCCGTGAGCTGCGCTTCCACCCAGTGCGTCGCTGGCGCTTCGACTACGCCATACCCGAGCATAAGATCGCCGTCGAGGTAGAGGGTGGCGTGTGGACGCAGGGACGGCACACGCGCCCCCGTGGCTTCCTCGGCGACATGGAGAAGTACAATACCGCCACCGCCCTCGGCTGGCGCATCCTCCGAGTAACGCCCGACACCCTAACCACGGGTGCGACGCTCGACCTCGTACGTCGCACTATCGAGAGCGCACGCCCTTTTTCGCGCCCCGATAGTGATTAAAAAATAATCACTTTAGAGTAAATTTGCAGTATGGCAGATACACAACAACAGACACCGACTCCCGAGATCGTCAAGCTCTCGCAGGTGCAAGCAAATAGCGCCAATCCTCGCTCTATCTCTGGCGCGCAGTTCCAGCGCCTCGTCGATAGCCTGCTCGTCCTCCCTAAGATGCTCGAGCTTCGCCCTATCGTCGTCGATGCTACGATGACCGCCCTCGGAGGTAATATGCGCTATCGCGCGCTCTGCGCCATCGCCGATATGAGCTACGACGCTATCGGTAACCGCCTCGCACAGCTCCCCGACTTCGTCAAGAAGCCGAAGCCCGAGCAAGAGGCGCTCCTCAATCGCTGGCTCACGTGGCGCGACGCCCCTACGGCCGTCATCCTCCGAGCCAATCGACTGACCGACGCCGAGGCGCGCGAGTTCATCATCAAGGATAACGTCGGCTTCGGTGCGTGGGACTACGACGCCCTCGCCAACGAGTGGGACGAGGCAGAGCTGAAAGACTGGGGGCTGGACGTGTGGCAGCCCGACGCCGAGGGCTTAGACGGAGGCGATGAGGACGCCGAAGGAGATAGCGATAGCGATAACGACGCACCGGCGCCGTCTCTCGTCGATCGCTTTATAGTCCCGCCGTTCTCTATCCTCGATAGCCGAAAGGGCTACTGGCAGAAGCGCAAGAAGGCGTGGCGTGAACTTATAGGCAACACTGGGGAGACACGTGGAGATATGCATATCGCTCAGATCGAGATGAAATACCCGAACATATACTACAACTCGAAGGAGAAGCGAAAGGAGCTGGGCATAACCTTCCGCGAGTACCTCGATAAGTACGTATCGGAGGAGGAGAAGCGCGAGGACAGCAAGGTCTTAACGTCGGGCGTCTCGCTATTCGACCCCGTACTCGCCGAGGTGCTGTGTAAGTGGTTCACGCCCGCCGAGGGTAGCAAGATCTTCGACCCCTTCGCGGGTGACACGCAGAAGGGGCTTGTCTTCGCTTCGTGCGGGCATACGTTCCGAGGCGTAGAACTACGGCAGGAGCAGGTCGACGTTAACGAGCGCGTGATCGAGGGGCGAGGCCTCGACATCGCCTATATCTGCGATGACGGCCGTAACGTCGCGAAGCACGTCGAGGCGGATAGCCAAGACCTGCTATTCTCCTGCCCGCCATACTACGACGTCGAGGTGTATAGCGACCTGCCGAACGACGCCAGCAACCAAGGCACGTACGAAGACTTCCTCCAGATCCTCCGCGACGCCTTCCACAGCGCTATCGGTTGCCTCAAAAACGACCGCTTCGCCGTGGTCGTCGTGGGTGACGTCCGAGATAAGCGCACGGGCTGTTACTACGACTTCGTCGGCGACGTGAAGCGCATATTCAAAGAAGCGGGTATGCCTCTCTATAACGAGGTAGTACTTATCGAGAGTGGTGCGAGTACGGCGCTCCGTGTGACTAACTGCATGAAGACGCGAAAGATGGTCAAGTGCCATCAGAACGTACTCGTCTTCTACAAGGGTGATCCGCGAAAGATAAAGAGCCACTTCCCGTCGATCGAGTACACGAGCGAGGAGGAGACCGATATGGAGGCTACGCTCGAGGCGGACACTAACGACTAACCAAAACGACAAAACAGACTATGGGAAAAGCTCAACAAGCAGGTAATGATAAAGCGAAGCGCAAGCGCGAGGGACGGCTGGTGATAGTAGCCGAGCTGTATAAGAAGGGCTACTCGTGCAGGCAGATCAGCGAGGAGGTGATGAAGCGCCTCGACCTCGCGAGCTACTCGACGAGCGTCGTGCATCGTGATATTCAGGTACTGCTCAAGGAGTGGCGCTCGGGTAGGCTCGAGGATATGGACGATGCTATACAGCTCGAGCTCGAGCGCATCGACGACACGGTGCGCGAGCTGTGGGGACAATGGGAGCGATCGAAGGAGGCGCAGATCGAGGTGTACAAGAGCAAGCGAGGACGCCCAGCGGGTACGGGTGGCAACGGCTCGGGCGGTGGCCTGCAGACCGTCGAGGCCACAGAGACGGAGAAGACGAAGGCAGGCCTCGGCGACGTCACGTACATAGCCGAGATCCGCAAGCAACTGATGGAGCGCCGTAAGCTCCTCGGCCTCTATGCACCCGAGAAGAAGGACATCAGCGGTGGCGTATCGTTCGCCTCGTTCCTCATCGAGAGCGGGCAGATCGACCTCGACGCACCAACGGACGACGACAACGACGAATAGCAAGCGATGGCGAAGAAGACACGAACGACGAACAAGGAGGGGCGACTGCGACAGCAGGGCGTCGACCTCGTCGCGTCGTGGCGTGCCGACTGGTGCAAGTTCGCACGCGAGGCGCTCGGCGTCAATCTCGACGAGGAACAGCAGGCGATCCTTCGATCTGTACAGCACAATCCCCGTACGTCGGTGGCCTCGGGGACGGCACGCGGTAAGGACTTCGTCGCCGCCTGCGCCGCCGTGTGCTTCCTCTACCTCACGCCACGATGGAACGCCGAGGGTGAGCTGATCGAGAACACGAAGGTCGCACTCACGGCGCCGACCGATAGGCAGGTGAAGAACATTATGATGCCAGAAGTGGCGCGCCTCTTCAACCGCGCGCGCCGTCGCGGCGTCGATCTCCCAGGACGGCTCAACGCCTACGATATTAGAACGAGCAACGACGAGTGGTTTCTTACGGGCTTCAAGGCAGACGAGCATAACCACGAGGCGTGGTCGGGCTTTCACGCCGTCCACACTATGTTCATCATCACCGAGGCCTCGGGTATCGGTGAGGATACGTTCGCGGCTATCGAGGGTAACCTGCAGGGAGACTCCCGCATCCTCCTCGTCTTCAACCCCAACACGACGACGGGCTACGCGGCGCGAAGCCACAAGGGCGACCGATGGGCTAAGTTCCGCCTCAATAGCCTAACCGCTCCGAACGTGCGCGAGAAGCGCGTCGTGATCCCTGGGCAGGTAGACTACGCGTGGGTGGTCGATAAGCTCCGCGAGTGGTGTACGCCTATCGACGAACGCGACCGCGCCGAGGAGCAGGACGACTTCTGCTTTGAGGGGCAGTGGTATCGCCCAGAGGATCTATTTCGAAAGAAGGTACTCGGCTGCTTCCCGAAGGTCGGCGACGACGTCCTCATTCCCCAGCAGTGGATAGACTTAGCCGTCGAACGCTGGAGACGTGCAGGCGGTCAAGAGCCACCCGCATACGAGCAGCGCATCCTCGGCGTCGACGTCGCAGGGATGGGGCGCGACAGCTCCTGCTTCTGCGAACGAAAAGGGAGCTACGTCTTCCCCCTCGACTGCCGTAACTCGGGCGGTCGCGCCGACCACATGGCCGTCGCTGGCGAGGTACACGCACGCCGACGCCGCGAGCCTAACCTCATCGTGAGTATCGACACCATCGGGGAGGGCGCAGGCGTATATAGCCGTCTCGAGGAGCTGGGCGGAGATAGCCGTCTACTGATCAGCTGTAAGTACAGCGCAGGTGCGAAGATCCGCGACCGCGACCTCACCGATATGACGGGGCAGTATCGCTTCGCAAACCTCCGCGCCTACCTCTTTTGGGCGGTGCGCGACTGGCTCAACCCGAAGAACGACACGGGCGCGATGCTACCGCCCGACGATCAACTGGCCGAGGAAATGTCCGAGGTGCGCTGGTCGTTCCGTTCCGACGGGCGTATCCTCATCGAGAAGAAGGACGAGATAAAGAAGCGACTCGGGCGATCCCCCGACCGCTTCGACGCCCTCGCTAATACGTTCTACCCCACGCACGCCGTCACGGGTGGCCGTATCGACCTCGCACGACTTAGCGCGCTTGTGTAGCGTGCTACCTACATAACGACACTAACGACTAACCAAAACAAAGAGAGAAGATGTCACATATCAACGACCTACTCAACGACGCCTCCGTACCCGTGGCGGACAAGCTCACAGCCCTAAAAGAGAAGGCTATCGACGTCCCCGTGTGGGCGGGGAAGAAAAACCTCGAAGGGCAGTACGACCCGAAGTATCACCCAGTGATGGACAAGACGCAGTACCCCGACGTTGTCGGCAACGGGGTTGTCGAGAAGGTTACACGCGTGGCGCTCGACCTCCAACGCCTCGCCGTTAAGCGTATGACGGAGCTGTGCGTGGGCATCCCCGTCAAGCGCATCTACAAGCCCGCCGACGATAGGCAGAAGGAGGTAGCGCAGTACCTCGAGGCGATCCTCCTACGCAACCGCGTCGACACCCTCAATATCGAGCGTCTCAATATGCTCTTCGCAGGGTGCGAGGTGCTAACGCTGTGGTACGCCACCGAAGCACCTAACAACGTCTACGGCTTCGACAGCCGCCTCAAATTCCGATGCCGTAACTTCTCCCCTATGCTCGGCGACGCCCTGTACCCTCTATTCGACGAGTACGGCGACCTCGTGGCGCTCTCGGTTGGCTACGCTCGCAAGGTGGGCAAGGCGAAGATTAACTACTTCGACACCTACACCGACAGACTGCACGTGAGATACAGCGACGGCGGGGAGGGCAAATGGGCGGAGGTAGAGCGCGAGGTTACCACCCTCGGTAAGATCCCCGCCGTGTATATGTACCGCCCTACCCCAATTTGGGAGAATACCTCGGAGACGGTCTATGAGATCGAAATGGCGCTATCTCGAAACGGCAACTACCTACGAAAGAACTCGAAGCCGTTGTTTATCGTGATGGCCGACGAGGTGATCTCCTACGGCGATGAGCAAAGCCAGGATAAGGAGTTCCGCTCGGTGATGCAGTACCCAGCGGGAGCGCGCGCCGAGTACGTGACGTGGGAGCAGGCGGTGGAAAACCTCAAGTTCTTTGTCGATAACCTCCGCTCGTTATTCTTCACCCAGCTTCAGCTCCCCGACTGGTCGTACGAAAAGATGTCACAGCAGGCTCTCTCGGGCGAGAGCCGTAAGCAGTTATTCATCGACGCTCAAATGAAGGTGACGGACGAAAGCGGCCGCCTCCTCGAGTTCTTCGATCGTGAGCTGAATGTCGTGAAAGCCTTCCTCAAGAGCGCTCTCCCTGCATACGCCGACGCTATCGACGCGCTAATCGTCGAGACGAAGATAACGCCCTTCTCGATCGGTGACCAGCAGGAGCAGATCAATATGCTCATCACGGCGTGCGGTGGCCAGCCCATTATGTCGCAGCGTGAGGCGATCGAGGCACTCGGTCACTCGGAGGACGTCGATCAGACGCTCCGCGAGATAGCCGAGCAGTCGCAGGGGGACGTGTTTAATCCATTAGAGGGCGCTATCGGTGGCGAAGCGGAGTAATGCCCCAGCCACGAGGAGAAAGGCCGTCACGGACGACGGGAACGGCGTACGCGGGCAGTGCCGAGACTGCGCACTCATCCGCGATCTCGCTTACCCGTCGGCCGTCGACGGACGCCCAACCCTCGGGCGATGTAAGTACAACAAGCACGGCGGGCGCTTCCTCGACCTCCTCTCGAGGGAGGCCTGCCCGCACTTCGAGCAACGCAAGGACTAATCAATGGCAAAGAAGCTCATCACACCGCGCCGACGCCGACGCACGGCAGGCCTCGACTACGAAGCCCTGCACCGCCTCCACCTCGAGGCCTACTCCCGTATGATCGCGGGGGCGTACGATAAAGCCATATACGAGGCGGTGGCGGTAGCCGTCACCATCCACGGCGTCAAGCCTCCCGAGGGGGAGATCTTCACCTTCGACAAACACCCAGCGGCGAAGAAGCGTATCGAGGGCGTTATGGCGGGACTACAAAAGCGTATGCAGGGGATCATCGAGCAGGGCGTACGAGCCGAGTGGACGCTGGCCAATAATAAGACCGACGCCCTCGTTAAACGCGTCTATGGCAAGAGCCTCGAGACGATGCCCGAGGAGCGAAAGCGCCTACTCCTAAGCAACAACGAGGACGCCCGCGAGGCGTTCGTCAAGCGCAAGGAGCAGGGGCTGGGGCTTAGTGATAAGGTATGGCGCTATACCGACCAGTTTAAGAGCGAGATCGAGATGGGGCTGGACGTTGGAATACGTGCGGGGAAGTCCGCCGACGAACTCTCCCGATCCCTGCGTGGCTTCCTTCGCGAGCCGAACAAGCTGTTTAGGCGCGTGCGTGACGAACACGGACAGCTCCGACTATCGGCACGTGCGAAGGCCTACCACCCGGGGCAGGGCGTGTATCGCTCGAGCTACAAGAACGCCCTCCGCCTCGCCGCCACGGAGACGAACATAGCCTACCGCACGGCAGACCACGAACGACAGCAGACACTCGACTTCGTCGTCGGCATCGAGGTACACCTCTCGGGCAACCACACCCTCAACGGCAAGCCCTTCCGCTGTATGTGCGACGACCTCGTCGGGAAGTACCCGAAGGACTTTAAGTTCACGGGCTGGCACCCCAACTGCCGATGCTACACAACGCCTATCCTCAAGACACCCGAGGAAATGGCCGCCGACACGCAGAAGTTACTCCGAGGCGAGCCGACCGACGGGCGGAGCGTTAATGCCGTGGGAGACGTTCCCGAGGGCTTCAAGACGTGGCTCTCCGAGAACAAGGAACGTATCGACGGCGGTGCGTCGCTCCCCTACTTCATCCGAGACAACAGCACGTGGGTAGGCGGCACAACTCCTTCGGGGCAAGTCAATACATCCGAAGAAAAGCGTCAGATAATTCTCAAGCGCGCAAAGGCTCGACACGACGCACGAACAGACGAACAAGCAAATGCCATCCGAGAGCGCTGGGAGATCCGACGAAACGTAATGGATAACTCCGAGGTGCTCGAGGGGCTTGTCGATAAATATAAGAGCGATGCTCCTACGCTCGCATCCTTGTCAGCTGGGACGCTCGAGGAGATTAAGGCAGGTACGCTAAAGGGGGACGAGATGAAGGCGCGCCTCAGTCTTATAGCCCGAAAAGAGAAGATCAAGGAAGCCTGGGACGCTGGACGAGAAGTGCGGAATATGGCCGACATATTCAGCAACCCGAAGGCAGACGTCAATCAGTACGGCATAGAGGCGGTTAGAGAAGCGTATGCGGAAGCCTCGGAGCAGATTAAGAAATGGGACGCAATACCGTCGTTGTCAAAGCGCGCTGCCACCATAAACAAAGACCTTGAGAGTATAAGATACAACAAGAGTAACAAGGCGTGGCAAATCGTGAGCGATGCATACGAGCGCCATCTCGATAATACGTTCGACAAGATCGATATAGAGGAAGCGTTGTCCGACGCAGCATACGCCATCGGATATGCGAAGACGGCCGCCGATAAGGCCATAAAAAAACTATCACGTGAGCTTGACCAAATAATAGACAAGCCGTGGGCGAAGTCGTCTATCGTCGAACAAAAAATATCCGAGCTGGCGGAGGCCGTAGATCGAGCCGTTTATGTAGATAGGTCTATAACGTCAGACAACGGACGCATCACACCACTAAGTGACGAGGAGGCTATGTCTATTATTTCGCAGTTTAGTAAGGTGGGGAAAAAGACGGCGGACAACGCCCTTAGACCAACAACAGAGAAGAGGTGGCAGGAGCTAACAGATAAGCAGCGTCGTGTAGTAACGAAGTACACGGAGACATTCAACTACCTAAATGAGCGTCTTAGAGGCATTAGATATTTAGGCGATAGACCGCAGTCGGAGTATAATGAAGACCTTCCGATCCTCACCGACGTTCTCGCCAATACGAGGACGACAGCGCCAATGGTTGTGCGTCGTGGTGTTAATGACTACCTCGACAAATCTCTCGGGAAATACATATCAGAACTTAAGCCAGGGGACGAGATCGTCGACTATGGCTTCTTGTCGACGTCGACAACGCCACGGGGAGGATTTAAGGCTGGCTATGTGTTTATAATCGCTGTCCCAGCGGGGGCGCAAGGTATATACGCAGAGCCATTCTCGCACTACACCGATAGCGGAAGGTTCAGCTACAACAGCGAAGTGTGGAATGGCTCGAGCGTCGAGGAGCTACGCGATGAGATGGAGTGGCTCGGGCAGAGAGGTTCGAGGATGCGCGTTATAAGTGTTGTGGGTAATACTATTCACCTAAAGCTTATATCGCAGGGCGCTCACTTGTAGTACTCATCCAAAAGATCGGTCAAATGGGCGGAGGCTTCAGAAGCCCCACCATAGCACATTCTTGATATGCGGTTTAGGAGCAAAGCCTTCAGGCCTATGGGGATGTTCGGGTGCTTGT